CGAGTTAATGAGGCTGGCAACTACACTAAGCCAGCCCTGAGAAAGCGACTCTTTAACCAAATCAAGGCCGGTGGCAAGGGTGGCAAACCCGGTCAGTGGTCAGCCCGTAAAGCACAGATGTTAGCTGCAGCCTATAAGAAGGCGGGTGGCGGATATCGTGATTGAGTTCGTTCTCACTGTTTACATGGGTGCAACTCTCATCGACCAGACCCAACGTTTCGCGGATATCGACAGATGCCTATATTTTGCAGACCGGTTGTCTGACCAGCGACCGGTTCCAATAGGAGATAACAGACGCATAAAAATAACAGCCGTATGCAAACCAATAGCCAAATGAGGAAACAATGGACCCAATCACCGCTATCGGGATTGCTAGTACAGCCTACTCCGCAATCAAAAAGGGATTCGAGGTAGGCAAAGAAGTCGAGTCCATGACAGCCGACTTAGGTCGCTGGATGAACGCCATCAACGACGTAAAAACCGGTCACAGTAAAGCAAAGGGTCGTCGGTTTGGGTCTGTCGAAGAAGAAGCCCTAGAGACGTTTGCAGCCAAAAAGAAGGCTGAACAGATGGAAAACGATCTCCGCAACTACATCGTAGGACAATACGGTATGAATGCGTGGCAGGACATCATTCGAATACAGGCAGATTTGCGAAAGAAACAAAAAGAGGCGGAACTCTTAGCAGCCAAGCAGCGCGACGAGTTGATCTACAATCTGTTTATCATCGGACTTATCGTTCTCTTTGTAAGTCTAACACTACCTATATTGTGGGTGGTTATACAAAACGTTTGACAACACGTCGGTTTTCCTCTATAATATAGCTTAGAGGAGATATCATGCGAACTCTTGCTATAGAAGCCCTGAGACATAAATACGAGGCACAGAAGAAGAATGCGGAATACACTTTTAAACATTGTACAACCGATCTTGGACGGCTTGATGCTGCTCTGGCAGAATGGACTGACGCAGATCAAAAGCTTGATGCACTCAGCGACATCGAAGATGACTACGATTTTACCATCAAAGCAAGGCATCCAAGCCTGTTTGATTAGGTACCTTGCACTGGGTTTGCTAAATACTGGCAAGCCTTTTACTCGTATAGGCAATTGGTTTTGGAAGAAGCACCGCGACGTGTTCAATTGGAAGAAATAAGATGGCTCCCCGCGCCCCCCAGCGAAGCCTCAAGGCTTGGACAAATCAAAAATGGAGAACCGCAAGTGGAAATCCATCCACACAAGGACCCAAAGCAACCGGAGAACGTTATCTACCGGAAAAAGCAATCAAGGCGTTATCGAAGAAAGAGTACGCAAAAACCACTGCTGCTAAAAGAAGAGCAACTAAGGCTGGTAAGCAAGTCTCCAAACAACCCAAGAAAATCGCTAAAAAAGTACGTCCTCATAGAAAAGTAGTTTAGATGTCCATCACCTCATATCCAAGTAAGGTAATATTTGGTACTACTGGTAATGATGTTGCATTTGCTGACAACACAGTTGATGCGTTTGGTAGACTGCGTGTAAGTCAACCCTATACTCTGTTTGATAGCCAAAACCGTTTTCAAGCTGACCCACAGTTTGATACCAGTTCAACAGGCAGTGGAGCATTTGCCTATTTACCTAACGAGAGCAGTAACTCTATGACGGTAGGTACTGCTATTGGTGAAGTTATACGGCAAACAAAACGTGTATTTCCATATCAGCCGGGAAAATCACTACTTACCCTTGCTACTTTTACAATGGCTGCATCACAGGCTAATCTACGCCAACGTGTAGGTTACTTTGGTTCTGATGATGGTGTGTATTTTGAACAGAATGAAACAGACCTACGTTTTGTAATTCGCACATCAACAAGCGGCAGTGCAAGTGACGCACGGTTTGTAACACAGGCTAACTGGAATGTAGATAAACTGGATGGTACTGGTCCTAGCGGATATACACTAGATGAAACGAAGACACAGATTCTTTTAATTGACTACGAGTGGCTTGGCGTTGGCACAGTTCGTGTAGGTTTTGTAATTGATGGTAAGAACGTAATCTGCCACAAATTTCACAACGCTAATAGCCTGACTTCAGTATATATGAAGACAGCTATTCTGCCGATACGTTACGAGATTACCGCAACAGATGCTATCGGTTCTGCCGCTACAATGAAACAAATTTGTAGCACAGTCATAAGCGAAGGCGGCTATCAAGAAGATGTAACCGAATTAGCTGCCCAACGAACTACTACCCTTTCAAGTATCGGTCTAACAACTTTACCTTTAGTATCCGTCCGTTTGAATAGCGGTTCTCTTGATGCTGTTGTACTTCCACAAATTGTTAAAGTCTTGCCTACTGCTGGACAAGATTACATTATAACACTTGTTCGTAATGCCACATTAACAAGCCCATCTTGGAATACCAGCACATTTACCAATGTGGATTATGATGTAAGTGCTACCGCGATGACAGGTGGTGAAGCTGTACAACTAGACTATATTACGAATACTGTACAGGCTGGTAGTGGCGTTGACGCACCAACAGGTTACAAGTTTAGTTTGCAGCTTGGTAGAACAATAGGTGGCACAAGCGATATTATGACGGTAGGTATCCGTACTGCTGTATCAGGTACACCTGCAGGTTCAGCTATCGGCGCACTTATCTTTTATGATTTGACTAACGGAGTGTAAGGATGTCCGAACGTAAAAAACGCACCCTTGCTCTGGAACTTACCACAAGCAACCAAGATATTTACACGGTTCCGACACGGTTCACAACCGATATCAACAGCATCTATGTTAACAATGCTTCCGGTTCGTCGGTTACGTTTAGCTTAGATTGGTACGAAGCATCGACCACAACTTATCACACTCTTGCTGAAACAGTTGAACTGCCAGCAAACTCGCTACTGCAGATTACAGACTATCCTTTGTATCTGATCGGTGGCGACAAACTGCGGGGCCTTGCAAGCGCAAATAGTTCCGTAAATATTTCAATATCTCTTGAGGAGTTCTTTGAAACTTCCTTGTAAACTGCCCTAAAGGAGTAACCCAATGGCAATCACAACCGCGATGTGCACGTCGTTCAAGTCTGAACTCTTGGGCGGTACACACGATCTAGACACAGATTCACTTAAAATCGCACTCATCAAGGCTTCCCCTAGCGGAACCTACGGTGCAGCAACAACCAACTATTCAGATGTAACAGGTAACTCTGACGAAGTAACTGGCACCAACTACACGACTGGTGGTCAGGTGCTTGATGGTGCAACGATCTCAGTAGATGGTACAACTGCAATTGTTGACTTTACAGATGAAGTATTTAGTAATGTAACCCTGTCTGCAGATGGTTGTATTATATACAACACCGCCGCATCTAATGCAGCTATTGCTGTGATTGATTTTGGTGGAACTGTTTCTGCTACTGCTGGTGATTTGACTATCGAATTCCCTGCAGCCGATGCAAGTAACGCTGTTATTCGGATAGCCTAAACATGGCTACGTTTGATACTGCAGATGCTTTATATGGCACCGGACAATACGGTGCTGCATCTTACGGTATCACGTCGCCTACACAAGTGCTAGGTGGAGTCGAAGGCACAGGTCAAATTCAGACTGTAGCTATAGGTGGCTTTGAAATTGATTTGTCTGAACGCCTCGTTGGCGTATCTGCTACAGCCGAATTAGGTACTGTATTAGGTAAAGGGCCTGCCGCAACAAAAACTATAGATGGTGTACAAGCAACAGGAAGCGCAGGAAATGTACGTTCTAATCCGGGAACTACGCTTGTTGGTGTATCTGCAACAGGCATTGTTAACACAGTATTTGAAAATCCAGATGAGGGTCTTCTTAGTGTTAGTGCTACAGGGTTTGTTGGTAACCTTACCTTCTCAAACACCCACCGCGTTACATCCGTAGGTATGACAGGATCTATCGGATCAGGAACGTACACGGGCGTGAATACAGTTATTCCTATACTTGGTTATAGTAAAGTTCGAACATTCATACTAACCCCGTCACAGGCAAGAAGGGTTGCATAACAATGTCTATCAAGTGGCAAGACAAAGACCCAAACGATCAGGTTGATTACTCTATCGACTGGACAAATATTTTGGAAGAACACACAATCAGTAGTGTTACTTGGAAGATCTACGATGCAACTAGCGGGTGGATTACTTTTAATCAGGGCGACGTTGTGAATGGTTTGCAGTACGTTACCAGTACAAACACCGATACTATAGCTACTTTGTACTTGGGTTTGGGAACTAACTTTCAGGAATACAATATCATCTGCCGGATGACTACCAGCATCTCGACTGTGTTCGAACAGGAAGCACGAATTCGTGTCGTGGAGAAAAACTAGATGGCATACGATTTCTTAGGACTAACAAACGATATTGCCCGTCGGTTGAACGAGACAGAACTGACTGCTGCCAACTTCCCTACTGCTACAGGCGTTTACTCCCAGCTAAAGGATTCTGTAAACGCTGCAATTCGTGATATTAACCAGTCCCACTTTGCATGGCCCTTCAATCACAACTATGATACGATAACTTTGACAGCAGGTCAGATGCGCTATCCTCTACCAACCAACGCAAAGTACGTTGACTTTGATACGGTTCGTCTGGAACGTAGTACAACACCACTCGTTGAAAATGCACGTAGATTAACTCAGCTTTCTTACGATGAATACGTTTCTAGATACATTGACGACGAATACAAGGCAGCATCACAAGGTAGTGCACCAGAGTATGTCGTTCGCGCACAGGATACCGACATTATCTTTGTACCAATTCCAGACGCAGCCTATTCTGTAAAGTACGAGTATTACATGTATCCTGCAGATTTGACAAACGATACCGACGTACCCACCATACCTTTCCGCTACCGACACGTAATTGTAGATGGCGGAATGTACTACGCCTACATGTTCCGCGACAACCTAGAATCTGCACGTGTGTCGTTTCAAAAATTCGAATCAGGGATGAAACGTATGCGTACACAGAATGTAAATGAGAACGTTTACGCAAGGGCGGTTTAGATGCCAGATCGTTGGAATACCAACATATTCGAACTCAAAGGCGGTCTCATAACCAATCTGTCTCAACTGCAGCACGGTATCACCGCTCCCGGAAGTGCACGAATATTACGAAACTTTGAGCCGTCGGTTTTTGGTGGCTATCGCCGTATCGAGGGGTTTGAAAAACACGACACAGATCCTGTGCCCAACTCTGGTGTTATGCGCGGTATTCTTCGCTATCGTGGTAACGTTTACGTAGCACGAGGCGCAGACTTGTTTAGGTCTGCAGGCACCGGCTGGACGCAAATCACCAACAATGCTACATTTAGTAGTGCAGGCATCAATATAGGCTCTGGTTCTAGCAAAGTTCGTTTTTTAAAATACGACTTCAGTGGCACCGAAAAGTTTATGCTTGTCGATGGTGACACGGGAAACAAGCCGTTTACGTTCGACAATAGCACCTTTCAAGAAGAAACAGGATTACCTAACGATACACTAGGATGTACACACATAGTCAATTTCAAGAACCACATCTTTCTTGGAAAAGGCAAAAGTCTTATTTTTTCTGCGCCATATAGCGATACAGACTTTACAACTGCATCTGGCGGTGGTATAATAAACATAGCCGATAACATAACCGGTTTAATAGTATTTCGTGAACAGCTTATCATTTTTAGCGAAAACAAGATAAACCGACTGGTTGGTAACAGCGTAGCAGACTTTGCCCTTCAGCCTGTATCACGTGACTTGGGTTGTATAGCGGAAGATACAATTCAAGAGATTGGTGGAGACCTTTTGTTTTTGGGGCCGGATGGCTTGAGAACATTCTCTGCTACAGATCGTACAGGTGACTTTGCACTAGGAGTAATATCCAAGCCTATTCAGACAGAGATGTTAGACTTGGTATCTAGTAGTTCTTCTTTTAGTAGCGTAGTTATCAGAGAGAAAAGTCAGTACCGCATCTTTGGATACAACGCAAGTTATCAAACTTCTGGATCTAAGGCAATTGCCGGAACACAACTACAAGAGGGTATCTCTTGGAACGATATTCGCGGAATTAAAGCGTACACGTCTTTTAGTGAGTACGTAGGAAACACAGAATTTATATACTTCGGAAACGAAACAGACTATCTGTATAGAATGGAACAGGGAAATACCTTTGACGGGGTAAACATCACAGCTACGTTTGCTACCCCGTACGTCCCACTTCAAGACCCTAACTTGAGAAAGACGGTATTTCGCAACACCAGTTACATCGATGCGGATGGTGCATTTGAACTTCAGATGTCAATCAAATATGATTTTGACCAAACCGGTTCGGTGCAACCTTTACCAGTGACTTTGAACAACGCAAGTGCGAGTTCAGTTGTCTACGGTGCAGGCGTATATGGCACATCGACGTACGGCAACAAAGCCAGATACATCTATGATGAGCCAGTAACGGGTTCAGGATTTACCGTATCAATCCTATATGAAACACTAGGTCAAACAACCGATTCTACATTTACCATAGATTCCACAACCATACAATATGGACTCTACGGGAGGAGATAACAAATGGGTACAGGATACACTCGTAACGATACCCCAAACAATATTGCAGATGGTAACGTTATCAACGCTGCAGATTTGGATGGCGAGTTCGACGCAATTGTAGCTGCGTTTAACGGCTCGACGGGTCACTCACACGACGGAACATCAGGAGAAGGACCGCCTATCACATCGAGTGGTTTGGCGGCTAACTCTGTTACGGCTACACAAGTTGCAGCAAATGCTGTTGAGTTAGGGACGAAAACGACGGGTTCGTATGTCGAACAAGGCGCGACTTCAGGTAACGGTATTAGCGGATCTGTAAATGTGGAAGCTGGTACATTTACGGTTTCGTCGAATGCAACCGACGCAAACACACCCAGCACCACAGTGTTCCGTGACGCAAGCGGAAACTTTTCTGCAGGGACAGTCACAGCCGCTCTTACGGGCAACGTAACTGGCAATGTTACTGGTAATGTTACAGGCAACGTAACTGGTAACGTAACTGGTAATGCCGATACGGCTACTACCCTTGCAACAGGACGTACAATCGGAATGACTGGCGATGTGGTATGGACATCTGCCTCTTTCGACGGTTCAGGCAACGTAACAGGCACAGCTACAATTCAGCCTAACTCAGTTGCTTTGGGTACGGATACAACCAACGATTACGTACAAGACATCACTGCAGGTACAGGTCTTGCTTCTACCGGGGCTACAACCGGTGAAGGAACTTCGCACACCCTATCTCTCGACTTGAACGAACTCACCACGTCGGTTTCGGATGGCGATGGTGACTTCTTTGCGGTAGTCGATGCAGGCGGAAACCAGAAGAAGCTAACCAAAGGAAATGTCAATATTTCCGGCTTCAACAATGACAGTGGATATGTTACCTCGTCTGGGATGGTCGATCTTGTCGACGACACTACGCCACAGTTAGGTGGAGACTTAGCTTCAAATGGCAACGATATTAACTTCGCAGACAACGACAAGGCCGTCTTCGGTACTGGGTCTGACTTGCAGATTTATCACGATGGGTCGAATAGTTTTATTGATGATGCGGGAACAGGCAATCTTCAAATAAGGGCAAGTTCTCAGATTAAGCTGCAAAAATACACTGGTGAAAATATGTTCGTCGGCATAGCTGACGGTGCAGCCTCGATGTACTATGACAATGCTCAGAAGATTGCCACCACCTCCTACGGCATCGACATCAGCGGTTCGGTTGTTGCAGACACACAGACTGCAGGTAGCATCACAGGTTCAACCACTCTCGACTTCGATACCTATCAGAACTTTGTACTGACTCTCACAGGAAATATAACCCTAGCCAACCCAACTACAGAAAAAGTAGGACAAACTGGGTTTATCGTAATTACTCAGACAGGTGGATATACCGTGTCACTGGGAAGCGACTACAAGACTGCCGGTGCTGCAGGCATCACTCTGTCGGCTAGTGGTACGGATGTTATACCTTACATCGTATCTGCTACCGGAAGTATTCTTCTTGGCTTGCCTTTGCTTGCCTTTGCTTAATCGAGGATAACTCATGTCAGGACCATTTGGATCAACCCCTATGCTGTTTTCCAGCGGCTCGACTGCTGCTGCTGCTGGGGGTCAACAGTCCCTCAAATTCAACGATGACGAAAGCCAGTATCTGAGCTGGACACCGGCTGCTGCTGGCAACCGCAAGACATTCACCTACAGCACTTGGCTTAAGCGTGGAAAAATATCTAGTGATAATCCAACTTGGGGTATGACTGCCGGAACATTAAATAATAGTTCAAACCCTAGAACAGAAATGCAGTTTAACCCTAGCAGCAATATTGTTATTGGCTTTAATGCTAGTGGGGCATCTTGGAATGAAAGCACTACTAATGCTGTGTTTCGGGACCCTTCTGCTTGGTATCATTTAGTTGTTGCTGTTGATATGACACAGGCAACGTCAACAGACCGCTTAAAGTTGTGGGTTAATAATGAACTGCAAACTTGGAGTTCATATTCTGTACCCGCACAGAATACGGACTTACCTATAAATAATACATTGTTACACGCTATTGGCGATTATGTAGCGGGGGTTGGTGGTTCTTATAGGCATGACGGTTACCTATCCGATGTCTATTTCATTGACGGTCAAGCCCTAGACGCAAGCAGCTTTGGTCAATTCACCAACGGCTATTGGGAGAAGAAGGACTACGCTGGCACATACGGTACAAACGGTTTCCACCTGACCTTCCAAGATGATGTGGTGTCTGAGGGGTTCAATGCAGTGACCTTTACTGCTAAATCTAGCACAGCGGAAAGTGTCAGCGGGCTGGGGCTTTCCCCAGATTTTGTGTGGACGAAAGCAAGGAACACAACTCAAAGTCACCAGCTATTTGACAGTGTGCGTGGCGACAATAATATTCTTTACAGCAACCTAACAAACGCAGAATCAGCGCAAGGTGCTGGTTATTTTACTTTAGAAAATGATGGGTTTAATTACGGTTCATCTACCTTTTCGCCAAACACTTACGTTGCTTGGGCTTGGGATGCTGGCAGCGGTTCAGCCGCAAGCAATACTGATGGGTCAATCACCAGTACGGTCAAGGCAAATCCTAGCTATGGGTTTAGCATAGCATCGTGGACAGGAAATGCCACAGCGGGGGCAACAGTTGGACACGGATTGTCTAGTACGCCTGAAATGATTATTACGAAAAACCGTAACAATGGTTCAGAATATTGGTCTGTCTATCATAAAGATGTTGGCAACACGGCTGCATTGTTCTTAAACAGCACAGGCGCAGCTTATACAAGTTCGGCTTATTGGAACAATACAAGCCCAACTTCAAGCGTGTTTAGTATTGGTAGCAACCCTGTTATCAATGAAAGCGGTAGCGGCATCATAGCCTACTGTTTCAATTCGGTGGCTGGCTACTCGTCCTTCGGGTCATACAGCGGCAATGGGTCTACGTCAGGGCCGACAGTGACGACCGGTTTTGCCCCCGCTTTCGTTATGGTAAAGCGCACCGATAGCACTGGAAGTTGGTTTATTGTTGACAACACTCGTGACCCTAGAAGTTCAC